ATCCCACAACGGCCCAATCGAGTTATTCCAAATCCATGCTCCTAAGTCGCCACCGTACCCTAAAGCGTCATTCCACGTTTTTGAAATCCATGCTGACAAATCCGGAAATGTGTTCTCAAACCAAGTCCACAATGGTTTAACAGCAATGCCGTATATCCACTCGCCAATGGTTTTGTACACACCGCTGGTGAGTTCAATATATGCCCAAAACAAATCGCTTAGTGCCTTTCCAGGATCTGTGAACAATTCTTTCACCCACTTTACCGCACCTTGAACAAGACCATATATCCCGCCAATCATATCGTTGATAATTGTTTCAAAACTCCAACTTTGTAGCCACGTTGCAGCTTCTTTAAATCCAAGTTTTTCCAATGCCCATGCAACAATACTTTTTAACAAGTCAAGAGGTGCACCAACAAAGTCACCAATAAACGCACCAATTCCTGCAACGAACTTATCCAGGAAAGACCCTTCAGTATTCATAAAGGCCATTACACCATCATAGGCTGAGAATAGAAAGCCAAGTGGTTTTAAGATCTTACCTACAAATCCAGCAAACTTACCAATGTTGGCCACACCTCCAGAAATACCCATAACACTTGATAAGAATCCGAGCATCCTCGCCCCAGATCCCGTCATCCATCCACCAATACCTTTGCTAATTGATATAAATGGATTAATAATAACTGACATTAGCTGACCAGCTTTAGACGCAATTCTACCAATCTTACCACCATCTAAACCAACACCAAAAGATCTAGTAACATTTAAACGCAACAGATCAAATGCTTCTGATATCATTACTGCTGTTGATTTAAGTTCTTTACCTGTAAACCTACCAAGAGCATCTTTTGCCATTCTACCGGTTTGTGGATTAATACCAAACCGTTGAAGAATTCCACGAGCTATGTTATCAAATCCGCTTGCAAACTTTAACTTAAAATTGTCGGCTAATTTACCAACGCTGGATACAAGACTAGATGCTAGCTTTCTAATTACAGGAACTTCCCAACCTCTTAGACCCGCAATCGCAAGCGGCAGGGCAGCCAATACTGGCAACAAGTAATCACCAATATTAAATCCAGCACTCGCAGATTGACCCGCTTGCTGGCCAGATTCAAAACTCTTTGCAAATTTAGACTTGTTACGTGCTTCACTGGCAGTTTCAAGAGAATCCGTATTTAATCGTTCCGCTTTCTTTTGATCAAAGAACATAGTAAAGGATTTGTCAATCGAATCCGTCAGCTTTTTAACAGCTGATGTTGTTTCGTTAACATTTTTGCTAGTCAGATCAGAAGACTTCTGATTGTTCTTTAACTGACTAACAATATCTTTTAGCGTGGCCGCCATTATTGTGATCCTTTATTATGTTCCTGTTGCTCTTTAATCCATTGCATCAACAGAGTAACGTAAACTTCTTTTTCCCATGGCATTAATCCGTCTATCTCATCTAACGAAAAATTATGATCGCGCATTAATCTAAAATTGGTAGTATAATAATTAGATAGGTTTTCGTGAGATAGACTTATTAAAAAAAATTCTGCATACCTTCAATTGTGTAGGTATTGACATGTTTGCATTTAACGCAATTAAAATGAACTTCGTGGGTCATCTTGGGAATTGTGTCAACGAATGATCTAATCTTTTGTAGTTGATCACCTGTCATTGATTCAATAAATTCTTCAATATCTTTATGACTAACATCTTTTAAATCAATGCGTTCTTCGGCAGTATGAATAGCTTTCATTACTGACATAATCATCTCAAATGTCTGTTCTGTTTGAGATGTTGAATTTGTTAGTCTCTTGTTGTTTGCCATTGAATTAAAATTTGGGTATGACATTTCAAGAGTAATATCATCAGTTAGTGGAACCATGAAATCTGTTTTTGGAACAGTGATCTCAATGGATTGTAGATCAACCGAAACTTTGTTATTGTGCTCACAACTAGAACAGTTAATACCAATATCGCTTGTTTCACCGACAGACTTTGAACGAATTTTGACAAACATATATTCAATATCGAATGTCGTTAAACTCTTTGGATCAATAGTGTCATCAACACATGCTACAATAGTATCTAACACAGCGTTCAGTGCTTGACCAGTATCCTTTGTTTCCATAGCAAGCAAAAGGATCTTTTCCTCTTTTACAAGATATGGTCGGAACTTGACCGTTTTGTTTGTAGACGGAATAACCAAATCATATTTTGGAGTATTATTTAACTTAGGTAGTGCCATTCATTTCATCCTTATTCATTTCAAGCCATTTTCCATTTGCGATAAGAAAGCTGCACAAGCAGTTCTACGGTCGCATTTTCAGAGGCATCAGATAATTCAATTGCGGTTACAGTTGTGGGGAACGCTTCATAAAGTTCGCAAGTATACATGATTTTTTCTTTAGATATCAAATCAATATCAAATATTCTATCACTGTATATTGGTAGACCTATTCCAGGTTTTAATTGATGGATCTTTACGGTTTTTGCATACTCGTTAAGATATCCAATTTCATGAGTGTTTGGATCAATTGCAAGAGCTTGCCATGACTCAAAGTATGTACGTATCTTATAATCGTTCATTACATGAAAAGACAGACTAACATCGTCACTAATAGAACTGTAAGCTACCTTTTGATCAATTGCTCCAATGACTCTGTTGTTGGTCATTACTTGCCGACCAGGGACATTAACAGCTTTGCATGACAGATCAAGATCACGAGTTGACATTCCGTTGATTGACGGCAATTCGACTCTAAAGTGGTTAGCCATTGCTATGCCACCACTATTCGATATCAAACCTTTTAACTCTTCAATACTGGCCATTAGATCATGTTCCTCGAATCGGCATAAACTTTATTTATGCTGTATTTCTTACCTTGAGAGTTGAAATCAGCGGTTGGAAGAAACACAGCAATTTCCCACTCAGGTGCTGGAACCATAGCAAATCGACTTCTAACATGATCAGTCAAGTAGTGTTTGATACATGGTTTAAAGTACTTCATCTTTGCGGCCCGTTGCAAAGCGTTGTACGTCAATTTAAACTTTGTCGTATCATCGTAACGTTTATTGTTCGTAACTTCCAAAAGAGCGTCAAGAAACTTCGCTCTTAAAACTGGCGGTAGGTAGTGTAGGTTCAACCCTAAGAAACCACCTTCAGCGGGTTTCAGTACGATAACAAGTGGAAAAGAGTCATAGTATGGTAATGTCTCTTTGTGTTTTGGATCATAGAAGAACATAAACATTGAACCAACCACTTGGCGGTTCTTAATCTGTATAGGTTCTTCTTTCATCAACTTAGCACGGTTGATTTGCTTTATAGTTGACATTTTATTACGGAACCATTCGCGCGACTGTGAAGTGCGCGGCGTGATTCCAGCTCTAAAAGCTTCATATTCTAAGGTTTGAAATAAATTACTCATGTGCTTATTTATGTTGATATTTGTGTTATATTACTTTTTAGGATAAGGTTTCATCGGTTTTAACGGTTTTAAAGGTTTTGGCATAATCCCCATTTGTTGTAAAGTGTGTTCTGTCCAAATTTGAAAATGCCATCCATGGTCTTTGGCATATTCAGAAGCGGCTTTCCATTTGCATTGGTTCTTAACATAAGTCACAGCTTCGGTAATGTATCTTTTGGTTTTGCGTTGACTAGTTGGAACTTTGGTCTCTTTGTCGGGTTTTATCTCTATCAGAAAAGTAACACCCTCATTAGTGACATATTTTAGATCAACAAAGTATCTATGGTAACTTTTGTCAACGTCAAAAAAATATGGAATAACAACTTCTTCGCTTGACCATTCTTTTATTTGGGGGTTGTTGTCAAGCCATCTAAAACAATGACGTTCCCACATTGAACGGTATATTACGTTTGAATCGTCACCTTTATACTTGTGAGGATTGATAACCTTGTATCTTCCCTTATATGTCATCAAAAAGCCTTATAAATATTTGTGGATGCAACTGTATTTATTAGGCAAACAATGGCTGGTTATTACCAATATCCCATAGAACATCAAGATGAATTCTTAGGAACAATATCGTTTGAGGCGATGGTTGAGCCTCCAATTGAGATAACTTTGTTTGGCGGCGGTGGTGCTGGTGCTAGCACAAACATTCAAACTTTTGCCGACCGCGGCGCCGTTGCCGCAATTGACTACGATGTTCAACAACAATTGTTTGGTATACCAAGAACACCCATAAGTCCTGGGATAAATGGTGTAACAAGTGATGGTAAGGTCACATTATTTTTACCAAGAGCTTTGCAAATCCAAGATGGTGTAAGTTACGACAACAATGTTAACTTAGGTCAAATTGGGGCCCTTGGCGCGGGTTTAGTTGCTAATGGCGCAAGTATTGCTGGAGCATCACAAGCTGCAATTTCTGGAAGTATTCAATCATTTATTGACGGAATTCTTAATGGTGGCGGGGATCTTGCTCGTCTGGCTGCTGTTCGTACCGGTGATAACGTTAATTCTCTTAGCCCAGAATTTAATAATGCTGTAAAATCAATTGCGCAAGTTGTGCCAAATCCAAACACGAGAACGTTGTTTAGAGGCGTTGCAATGCGCGCCTTTATGTTTGATTTTTCGTTAATTGCTAACAGTGTTAGAGAAGCGCAAGAGATCAAGAATATTATCAGATTTTTCCGTACTCAACTATATCCAGAAGATATTGGTGGAACAGCTTCAACTCAAGGTGTTCTAGGTTTAAAGTTTCCAAACAAGTTTGAAATTAAAGTTAAGTATCGTGATAAGGATCTTGGAATTCGTTTTCTACCTTGTTATTTAACAGCCTTTTCTGCGACTTACAATGAACAAGGCGGTGCAATGCATAAGGATGGTGGTTGGAACATTGTTCAAATTCAACTATCATTTACTGAAACTCGAACACTTGTTAAACAAGATATTGAACAGGGCGGCTACTAATGTCAAAATACTTTGCGCCTTTTCCGCTATTACAATACCGCTTTGGTACAAACGAAGATCCTGTTCTATTTCAGAACATTTCAACATATATTGATTTAGTCGATCAAATCAAAGATGATATATCTTATTATCAAACAATGCAAATAGAAGAATATGAACGACCCGATACTCTATCTTATAAGTTGTATGGTACAACAGATTACTATTGGACGTTTTATCTACTGAACGACGATATTCGTGAAGGCGGATGGCCACTGTCTAGTGCTGATCTACAAGCTAAGGCGTTGGTTGACTACCCAAACAGAGTAATCACAACTACAGGCGATATATCCTCAACATTCCTTCCTAACGAAACCATAATTGGTCTTGCGTCAGGATCAACGGGTAAGATCTTAAAGAGATATCTTGATCTTGGTCAGATAGTGGTTAACTCTCCCAACAACTTTGGCGTTAATGAGTTGATTAGAACATCTACTGATGCAATTACGACTGTCGCTGTGTACAGAGAAACTGCTCAATATAACAGTGTTCATCACTATGAGGATACGAATGGTAATTGGGTTGATATTAACCCATTCACTCAGAACGTATCAGGGTTAATTCCTGTGACATATTTAGATAGAATGATTGAACGTAATGAACAATTGAAAACTATTAAAGTGTTAAACAAAAGAGTTGCTCCTCAGATAGCATCTGGATTTAAGAAAGCGTTATTGAGTTAATATGCAATCAGCAAAGCATTACGTTATAGAACAAGCTCTAATCACTGCAGATCGCACTGCGGGGTTTACATTAGACATATCTGCTGCGATTGTAGAACTCAACATATTTGAGAATTTAGAACTTCCATATTTAACAGGTATTATTCTAATAAATGATGAGTTTGATTTATTAAACAGAGTCGGTTTTGTAGGTACAGAGCGTTTAGAAATTAAAATTGCTCAACCAAATAATCCAAATACAATAACCAAAAAGTTTGTTGTTGAACGAATTGAACGGTCGGAAAAAGTAAACGATCAAAAAGAAATGTTAATGATTCGTATCATTGAAGAACATGCCTATAACAGCGATCTCATTAGATTCAGTAAAGCATATACTGGTAAACCTGAAAAAATTATTGAAAAAATTCTATTAGATCAGTTAAAGTTGAAATTAAACAACAAGTTTGCAGAATCTAGTCAACCTAACATGAAGGTCGTTGTACCATACATGACTCCGTTACAGTCGTGTGAGTGGGTGAGATCCCGCGTTTCTACCATTAATGGATCTCCTTACTTTCTATACTCGGCTCTAAATGAAAAAGATTTGGTGTTGAGTGATTTGGATACGATATTGTCGACAGGTACTTGGAATGGTAGTATTGATCGTCCATTCTCATATTCACAAAAAAACGCAAGTTTTGTAGATGAGTCAAATATTGAAAGACAAGCATTCACTATAGAGTCATACACGTATGGTAATACCGAAGATACTCTTGCATTGGCTCGACAAGGTATCTTTGGCGCTCAATACTATTTTACTGATTTGTCTTCTGGGATAACTGAACAACAACATTTTGATATAAAAAATGTTGTAGCTAAGATGGAAAACACTGGCGTATTAGCCGGTGGTAAAACTCTTGCAATTGATCTTGACTATGTAGTTAATGGCAAACAGATTAATTTAATTAATTCGGCTCACGTTCATCAAATCATTAGTAATAATTCTTATCCAGATTACTTCAATTACTATCAAGAAGGTCCTGATGCAATTGCTAAGTATATGTTAAATGCTTCTAACGTTGCGCTGAGATATTTGTTGTTTAAAAATGCACTACAATTCAAAGTCCCAGGTTTTAACTTCTTAACTGGAACAAATAGATCTATTGGTAAGATGGTGGAGATTAATATTTTCAACAGTGACATGACATTGCAAAATCAAGCTAGTGTTGCAATGGAAGACTTAAAAGATAAAAAGAAATCTGGCGACTATCTAATATATGCTGTACGTCATGTGTTTTCACTTGGTAAACACGACATTATGGTTGATGCAGTAAAGTTAACATCTGATCGCGGCGCCGATGGCGGCAGATATCAGAGAGGTGTATAATGTTTGGTATGTTTAATTCACAATACTACGGTGATGTTACACGGTGGTTCATTGGTATAGTTGAACAAGTTGGTGGTGATGTGCCTCAGCTTGGTCGTGTAAGGGTTCGTATTCACGGTATTCACGGGCCTAGAGACGAACTACCATTAGCAGATCTTCCGTATGCAAGCGTGATGCTTCCAGCAACTGAAGGTGGAGTGTCGGGGATTGGAAGATCAACAGGGCTTGTTCAAGGTGCAACAGTGTTTGGTATTTTCATGGACGGAACCAACTCACAATTACCTTTGGTACTTGGATCAATTCCAAAAATGGAAACACCATCTGCTACTCAGTTAGCGGGAATGCGAACTGGAATACCGTATCAATCATCTGGTGTACCATATGGTAATACCAACCCAACGATGAACGATTCACTAGTCGGTATTCCACCTGGCGTTACATACAATTTAAATTCTGATCAAAAGCAGAATACCCAAATAGCTTGGGATTATTTTATGTCCACTGGCAACTATAGCAAAGATCAAGTCGCTGCGATGATTGGTAACTTTATAGTTGAAAGTTCAATGGACCCAGGCACCCAATCTAATGTTATTAATGACGACGGCACTCGTGAAAACTCAATTGGTATTGCTCAATGGTACTACTATGGTGCAACAGGTGGTCGCCAAACTACCCTGAGAAACTTTGCTGCTGAAAAAGGTAAAAATTGGGATGACTTATACGTTCAGTTGGCATTTGTCGACCACGAACTTGCGACTTTTTCGGACTTGGGTGGAGCTAAGTTTAAGAGAACGACCAATGTTGTAGATGCTACACTTGCGTTTATGCGTGACTATGAAAACCCTGCTAAAACTGGTGAATACGGATCTGATGGGGAAGAGATGAGATTAGGTCAAAATGATCGTATTTCAAATGCACAAGATATTTATCAAAACTTTGCTAGCAGCGGCGTGGGGGTATGATAAATGGCAGTCAATGTAAGTAAACTTAATTCCCAATTAAAAAACGTAAACAATCAAATTAGTTTTGATGAGATAAATTCAGCAGCTACTACATTAACTGATCAATTTAAAGCTGCGTCACACACTCAACTTGGTTTTGGCGTTGGTGAAATCAAAGGTGGCATCGAGTCTTTAGTTCAAACTGTTGATTATCCCTTAGGCGCAACATCATCGCCACTTCCAGCTGTATCGCGTGTGACAGCCAACGTTGCGGATGTGAAGAGTGATCTTGTCCAAACGATTAGTGGAACAGATGCATCAAAGTTGGGGTCTATTGTAGAATCTACCGCCGCCTCTGGCATACTTGATGAAATTATTACTGCGGGCACTGCAGAGGCAATTGCCACAGCTTTCAAACAAGTGTTAGGTAAGACATCATCAGAACTTGAAAATACTTTATCATCAATTGCGCCTTCTGACCTGTCTGTGAAAATCAGCACATCAGTTGATGATGTATTGAGTGGTGCTTTTAAGAATCCATTTGCCGCGGGGGTTGGTAATATTGCCACTGCTCTTACGGCCGCTGTTGGTGGTTTAAATAGTACTAACTTAATAAAAAACGTTGTTGAGAATTTTACAGGTCAGATTAAAAATACAGTATTATCATCAATTAATATTCCTGACAGTGTTATATCTCAATTAGCAGTTGTTGCAATTATGGATGGTAATGTTGGTCTTGCTGTTGATAAGTCAATTCCGTTTTTAACAATTCCAAAAGATTTGACAGATCTGTCTCTAAGAGTTGGTATTAATATTGATAAGTCTAGTGTGAATAATTTAGTTAAATCGCTAGATCTTCTTGAACAGGCTGGTGGTAGTTCTTCATCGATCCAAATTGTTATTAACAATATCAGTAGCATTCAATCATCTTTCCAAGGAGCTGCTGGCGGAATTAGCAACACGATTCAATCAGGTAATCCAGCTTTAGGTGGACCGTCACCAGATCGTATGACCACAATCGGTGGTACTTCTAGCGGTGGGTCAGGTGCATATGATACTGACTTCTCGTATATTGAATCATTAGAAGAAATGACTGCAGATCTTCGTGCAGTTACTCGCCCCGTTTCAACAACCGTTGTGCATTGGACGTCCCATTACATTGATGACAACCATATTGATGCACAAGCTATTAAACAAATTCATATATCTAAAGGGTTAACAACAATAGGATATCACTACATTATTAAACGCGATGGATCAATTCAAAGAGGCCGTAATCCAAATCAAGTGGGTGCTCATGCTAAAAGCAGTCATAACCCATACAGTATTGGTATTGGATTTGTAGGTGGTTATAATTGCCCTAATGGTACAAGTAATCCAGAAAGATGTGCCAGTGCAGATTCTATTAACTCGGCGCAATGGGCAGCTTTTGATATGTACTTAAAAGCATTCTATACAGTTTATTCGGGCGGGGAAGTTTGGGGACATCAAGATACAGATCCATGGAACAAGATTGACCCCATGACTAACATGACGTCATATGTTAAGAATAAGTTTGGCAAGACCAATGTCAGCCCACAACCATCAAGAACATATTCTCTTGAAGAATTGTCCGAAAAACTTTTTGGTCCAGTTCGTACTGATCCTCTTGATGAAGGCAACTATACTGGAGAGAATGGTCGCTTAGATCCAAACACTTTAACTGTAGTTGCCCCAGGTCACAGATTACGCGCGGATGCGGCTAGCGCGTATCTACAAATGGTTTCTAGCGCACGGGCCTCTGGAATTCAATGGTCAATTACAGATTCTTATCGTACATATGAGGTCCAAGTAAGACTTGCACAAGAAAAGGGTCTCTATGGCGAAGGTGGGTTAGCCGCTAGACCTGGAACTTCTAGGCATGGTTGGGGGCTTGCTGTTGACTTGGGCCCACGCGGCGGCGCCGACACCAGTGGAACTCCTGAAAACAATTGGCTTGTTGCCAATGCTAACTCATTTGGATTCCAAACAATTCCTGGTGAACCATGGCACTGGCAATATGTTGTATGATTTTTTATAAGGGTAACGTATTATGTCAGACGAAAACGGCGATGATTTTGACGGTATTGTAGATCAACGAGTCGCGGGTATTATTAACACTCCAAGTGGTGCAGGGTTCTCTGATCCTTCAGGCGTGTATCCACGACCAGAATACCACTACAGAAGTTCAGTTAATAAAGTAGCAACGGGTCACGGTGTTACTGGATTGAGTATTGGTGGTGGTGATCCACGTGTCGATGGATGGGGATCGTTAAGTGATCCGACAACAGATCAAGCTGGAAAATATACTCATGTTGATATTAATGAGACCAAGTCGGGGCATCAAATTGTTTATGATGACACTCCTGGCAATGAACGCATTTTGATTAAGCATCGACTCGGTGGTGGTATCGAACTCCGCGCCGATGGTACAATGATTATGAAGACTGAGTCCAACATAATTACATCAGTCATTGGAAACAGTGCTGTAATTATTGAGGGTGACATTCAAATGGCAGCTAAGAACTTCACATTAGACATTGCTGCTGATATGAACCTAAAGGTTGGTGGAGACTTCAATGTTACAGTCGGTGGTAGTTTAACTGAAAACATTAATGGTTCACGTAGAGAGACAATCCAAGGGCAAGCTGGAACAACCGTTAAGGGTAGCAAGTCAACCACAGTACTTGGAACCGTTACTAATACGACCCTTGGTTCAGTGAACAACATTGTAAAAGGTAACTCTAATAACTCTACAGAAGGTTCAGCATCTCACTCTTCAAAGGGTGCAATGAAAGTTTCATCTGAGGTTGAGACTAACATGTCCTCACCAAGTGTCAATATCGCTGGTAACAGTCTATCTGTATTCGGTGCAACAGGGACAATTGGCGGTGAAGGTGTAATCGCTTATGTCAAAAACATTTATGGTGAGTCAGGAACATTTACTGAAGGTTTCAAGGCTCCTACCTTTGAGGGCAAACTCAAAGGTAAGGCTGATACCGCTTTCCTAGCTGATGGTGCAACATCCGCAGGCCAAGCTCCTAATGGTGTCTATACCGCACCTGGTTCGCAAGTACACACCGCAGTTGATACTGCTGCAACAGAAAAACCAACAGCTTCTTTACTAAGCACATACTTAAACAAATCATCACGCGGTGTATCACGGATCAGTATTGATGCGGGTGATCACTTGAAAAATATGATTGACAAGTCTGTTAAGACGGGTGGTGTTACTGACCGACCACTTACAGAAGGTGAAACTCGCATTCGCATGTTAGACGAAGACAACGCAGCAAATGCAGACTTTGTCGCTCACTCTGTTGCGTCTGGAACACTTGCTCCAACATATTCCAATAGTGTTCCGCCAGCAGTTGGTAGAACAAGATCCACTCAACCTCATGTTCGTTCTGGAACATCATTTAATCCTGGTAGTACTGCCCAATCAGCCATTAAATCATTTTTACCCGCTGAGAAGCCGCCTGCGAAAGTATTCTCCGCCGATCCAGCATATGACCCAATGAATATTATTCCGCGAGCGGGTGCAACAGATATCAACTCCTCAACAATGTTGGCAAAAGGCGTTCCTCTAGGAACGTTCCTTGGTGGAACAGCAGACGCAGTAACTTTAAACCATATTGCAACTCTTGAAGAGCGTCAAGCAATTGTTCGAAACCTATTACCTCAAGCTGAAATAATTAAATACGTTCAAAATAACAAAGGCGAATTTAAAGACTATAGATTGGTTGTTGTTAGTGGGTTATATAAGCTAAGCCCAACTGAAACTGTAACAGCCAACTCAGATAAAGATCTTGCAACCAAAGGCAGACGTGTAATCTATGAACTGTATGGTCCAAATGGTAAGCCTGCACCTGATAAAATATATGAATTAGCCGACTATTTGACTGATGTGATCTATTTTGATAAAATGATGTTGTCGTATGATAATTTTAATCCAGCTGGAGCAATGGTCGCTCTATTGAGTGTTACAATGCCTGAACTGTCTAGAACGTATTCAATTGTAGGCGGTGGTAATTTTAAGAATTTACTTGAAACAAGATACAATGGTAAGGTACAAAGTGCTAACGATCTAATTGAAGTCTTACCACAATAGGTATAAATAAAAGTAAACAAAAGGGTTGATATGAGTAGGGCGTTTGCAGTAGAGGATAAAAACCTCAATCAAGCAAGTATTATTGTTTCGCGATCAAGATTGTATCGCGATATCGATCTTTCTTTTACTGTAAAACCAAGCGGTGAGATTTACAAAAAGGTCGATGCGGCTGCAGTAAAACAAGCTATTAAAAATCTACTATTGACCAACCATTTTGAAAAACCATTTTTACCTTTGTATGGTGGCAATTTAAGAGATCTATTATTTGAATTAGCTCAATCATCAATCACTGAAGAGATAACATCCAATATTACTCGCGCGATTGAATCCTACGAACCAAGAGTTAAAATTGTTGATATCAGAGTAGATAACCGAGCTGATTATAACTCAATTGGTGTTACTGTTGAATTTCGTATTGTTAATACTGAAGAAACTGTAATCTTCACCACTACACTAGTAAGGCTAAGATAATATGGCAACGACAATTCTTTCAACAGCGCTTGATTTTAACAACATCAAGAACAACCTAAAGATATATTTGCAACAGCAACCTGAGTTTACTGACCATGATTTTGAAGCATCTGGTCTATCAAACATTCTTGATGTGTTAGCTTACAATACACACATCAACGGTTTAATTGCAAACTTTGCTACAAACGAATCATTTTTAGGAACAGCGCAACTCAGAAGCTCAGTTGTTTCACTTGCTGGTGGTATTGGATACATTCCAGATTCAAAAATGTCTGCACGAGCAACTGTAAATTTATCTGTTAACTTAGCAGGCGTTGCTGGCAGACCGTCATTGTTATCACTCCCATCAGGTACAACACTGACATCGACTGTTGATGATATTGCATACACATTCCAAACCATTGAGTCGTATACTGCAGAAGATGATGGTACTGGCGTTTATCGTTTTAGAGATAATAACGGTACTCTTAATGTTATTGTGTACGAAGGCGCTTTAAAAACAAAGACATTCTACGTTGGACCATTCTCTGAGAATGATGTTTATATTATACCCGATATTAATATTGATGCAAACACTGCAACCGTGAATGTTTATGATACAGCTACAAGCAATACATTTGCAACATACAATAATATCTTAAGTGCGACATCTATATCAGCGAATTCAACCTATTATATTCTTAAAGAAGCTCCTAATGGTTTTTATGAGTTATCATTTGGTGATGGTGTCAACCTTGGAAAAGCTCCTGTTGCTGGTAATAAAATCGTTGTTTCATATCTATCGACAAACGGTAGTGACGCGAACGGAGCTACAATTTTTACACCAACCGCAAACTTCACAGTAAATACTGTTGGATATCCATTAACTGTTGCTACAATTGCAAAATCTGTTGGTGGTGATATTGTTGAATCAATTGAATCAATTCGCAAGAATGCACCATTCCAATATGCAACACAAAACCGTATGGTCACAGCAGCTGACTATACTTCATTAATTCTACGTAATTTTTCACAATTTATTCAAGATATTAAATCATGGGGTGGTGAAGAAAACTTAGAACCAAAGTTTGGTACAATTTTCACATCCATCTTGTTTGAGGATGATGTGAACGCTACTCTTCAAGCCTCAATCAAAACTCAAGTTGAAAGTCTTGTTGATCAGCTTGGTATTGTTTCATTTAATATTGAATACGCTGATCCAGTTGAAACTTATATTGAGACTAACGTATATTTCCAAGTTAACCCAAAACTAACTACACTATCGTTGAATACTCTTGAGAACCAAGTGAACAGCACTATCGCAACATATTTCTCTAATACAATCGGACTATTTGATCAATCATTTAGACGATCAAACTTGCTAACACTTGTTGATGATATCAGCCCTGCTATTCTATCCAGTAGAGCTGATATTAAAATGCAACAAAGGTTTACACCTTCTCTAAATACCTATGCAAATTATAATTTGAGATTTCCAACATCAATTGCGGTTCCTGATAGAGACACACCAGTTATTACCAGTTCTCCATTCACATTTAACAATACCCTTGCTAAAATTCAAAACAAACTTGGATCGACAACATTACAAGTGATATCGGCTGGAACTGGGACAGTACTTGTAGATAGCGTTGGATCATATAATCCAACATCATCTACTGTCAACATTGTAGCACTCAACCCATCAAATGTTGTTGGTGGTGTTAACTATATTAAATTATCAGTTATTCCAACAAACAATAGTGTTGTTTCTCCTCAGCGCAATGACGTGCTAAAGTTTGATCAAGAAGCCTCGTTTGCTTCACCAGAGATTGTATCGGCTACGAACTAATATGACAGATAAGACCTTACGCGACATTGGCAGACGTAATATAGATTTCCAGCGCGATCTGGTCAAAGAAGTTTTGCCTGAGTTCTATGCGGCAGATTATCCAAATCTTGTTGAGTTTCTTGAAAAATATTATGAAAACCTTGACTCGGATGGTAACTTTTCTCGCAAGATCCACGATTTGTTTGCCAGCCGTGACATTCAACAGACAGCTCAAGAGAATTTAACATACATTGAAGACGAGTTGTTGCTGGGTCAAAATTATCTTGAAGGTTGGTTGAACTCTCGTCAAGCTGCTTTGTTGTCCAACAACTTCTATAGATCAAAAGGCACAAAGTACAGTATCGAACGGTTCTTCAGAGCATTCTATGGCCAAGATCCAGTTGTAGAGTATGGTAAAAATTATGTGTTTACTATTGGTCAAGATATTGTTGGTCCAAGTAGTGGTAAGTATCTTATTAATGATAAAGTTTACCAATTTTGGGGTATCTTAATTAAAGTGGGTTTACCAGCTTCTGAATGGTTAGAACTTTATAAACTGTTTGCTCATCCAGCTGGAATGTATATCGGTTCGGAAGTACAACTTGTTAGTGTTAATGCTGACATTAGCTTCAACAATATGCCAATTGCAATTGCATCCGTAGACATTCCTGTGTTCAGTGGTCTAGCAACAATTACACCATATGTGTTTACAGATATTACGGGTGTTGAAATTAATGATTCTGCTGGTAATTCTTACAGATACAGTCTTGATACCACAGTTAGTCAAGTTAGTAACAACTTTGCTGGTGGGTTCTTGGATTCCGCAGAACCATTCTATCAAAGCTTCGAAGATCTCACCAAGGCTGGTTCACCAACGTTTGACGAAGATTCAAATGCGGCAGGTTCATCAATGAGAATGTCAACGAATGCTATAAGATTCGACCTTGATAACTATGATGTTTACCTTGATTCAGATGGATCAGGCAATCTTGTTCCGTAACCGATATAAATAAAACAAAAGAGTTTTAGGGATTTAGCATGTCTAGACAAAGTATTAATATCGGCACAATAGCAAATGATGCAACTGGGGATACTCTCAGACAGGCTGGTAGTAAGATCAATTCTAACTTTGCAGAGTTATACACATCACTGTACGGTGACAGCGTAACTGCTATTAGTACGTTAACTCTTTCTAACAATGCTATTATTTTTGAAGGATCTACTGCAGATTCTTGGGAAACGACACTTACATTAGTTAATCCTACAGCGGATAGAACCATTAAAATGCCAGATTATACTGGTACTATTGTAATGGACTCTGCTACACAAACTCTATTGAACAAGACTTTAAAAACGCCAGCGTTTACACGCCCTACGATTAAGGATGATGATTCAAGTCATTCATACACTATTGTTCCTGGAAATCTAACAGGTAATAGAAATATTAATCTTCCTGTTTTATCTGATAGTGATACTATAGTATTTGCTAGCCTTACACAGACACTTACCAATAAAACTCTGACATCACCAACACTTGTCACTCCAAAGATTGACTCGACAATCCAGGATTCTGCAGGCAACCCACTGATTGGTCATTCTGCTGCAGTCTCTGCTGTCAACTATATCCAAATCAACAATGCTGCGACTGGTAATCATCCTGGAATTGAAACGGTCGGCACCAGCTCAAATATTAACTTGACGCTGGCGGCCAAGGGAACTGGAACTATTCAAGTTCGTAGTCGCTTTAACTTGTTATCAGAGACACTAACAGCGGGAGCTGCAGTAAGTACATCGTCTCCCACAACAATATTTAACCACGCAACAGCAGAAGCGTTTACCTTAGCTAATGGTGTTACTGAAGGTGATGTTAAAAAGTTTATTAATAGAGGCGCTGGTGAGGCTCGTGTCACTCCAGCCACCTTCCCATATACAGGTAAAACAAAATTTACATTAAAACAATTTGGTGCAGTTGAAGCCGTTTGGGCATCATCGGGTTGGTTCTTACTGGGATTAGACTCTAGTCACGATTCGTCAGCACGTTACATCTTTATTAGCTAATAGGACAATTCAATGTCAGCAATCATTACTGAGCGCATTAAAAAACTTATGATCCAGAATCTGTATGACGATATTACAGATTCTGCTAACAATTATTATATCGCGATTGGACGTTCACAGGATTGGGATAGTGCTGACACAGCTCCAACTCCTATTCCTTCAGATCGCGAAATTCGCAATTTTAGATTGAGTGCGCAGTCAGCCAAACAAGTAACAGACTATTCTTTTGTTATTCCACGTTTCAATTGGTCAACTGGTACAACATATTACGGATATGACGATAACACAACTGGGCATCCTCTAAACACATATTACGTGATTACTGATGACCAAGGTGTTTACATATGCCTACGTCAAGCAAAGAACACTGCTGGTGCAGCTGTCCCGTCAACCGTAAAACCTACTGGTATCTTAACTACTCCTTTTATTACAGCGGATGGTTACGTTTGGAAGTTCTTGTATACAGTTGGTACAACCTATGCAAACAGATTCCTCGCTGCAAACTATATGCCAGTTCGTTTACAAACATTAACTGACTCAAACTCACTAGCCGTTGAAATTGAACAAGAGACAATTCAAAACGCAGCGGTTGCTGGTCAAATTGTAAACATTCAATTAATTACAGGTGGTAGTAGTTACACTTCTGCACCAACGGTTACAATTGTGGGTGATGGTACATTGGCCCGTGCGAGCGCTACCGTTTCTGGTGGATCTGTTACAAAAATTACACTTGACGAAAGTAACGGAACTATTGTAATGGGTAGTGGATACAGCTTTGCTGAAGTAAAACTTACTGGTGGTGGTGGAACTGGAGTCACTAGTAGAGTTGTTTTGGGCCCTAAAAATGGTCTTGGTGCTGACCCAAGAGATGATCTACGCGCAACAGCAATTATGTTCAACACC